CACCAACTCCGACAGTCAAATCAGGTTTCTGGGGCGCTAACTATGCGTTTACTAGTGGTGTCTCTGCTTTGCGTGATAAAGTTAAGCGCACGTTACACAACGAAACCTCTCGTGAACTCCAAGAAGTGTTGAATGCTGCTATTGCGGCTTCGACTGGTGAAGCTACCATTGCTACGCATTCCGAAGTCGAGTCAGTCGCTGGTGGCGATAACCTTGGCGGTAAGCGTACCATTGACACTGTTAACGATATGGCTTCTGCTACGATCACTGCTGCACAAGTCACAAGTGTTCTTACTGAAACCACGTATGATCCGGCTCCGACTTATCCGGGCGATGCGGCTGGTAACGGGAAGTAAATCATGGTTGCGCCTCTTATTGCAGCGTTGTTAGCTGGTGGTGCTGGCTTAACTGCTGGTCATCTTATGTCAAGGCCCGATGCACAGCCGGTAGCTCCGACTGCACCGGGTCTTGTTCCTTTTGATAACACACAGATTGCGCCTAACACTGGTAATGCTGCTACTGATCCTAATATGATAAACAGTATTGCAGAACAGTTAGGTACTGTTAACAATGCAGTTGATCCGGGGTTTAAGGGACTAGACCTTTCACAAGACATTGCTCCCTTTGATGCATCAAAGAATGCTCCTGCTCCTGTAGCTACACCTACTACTGCTGTTCCAGAAGCTCCGTTAGGTGATCAATCAGAAGCACTTAAGCCAATTACAGGAGGTAATGCCACTCTTGCAGCACTTCCTACTGTTGCTGCACCATACATGGATGACAATGAAGGTGCGCGTAATCCTCTACTTACACAAGGAAGAGGACAAGGCATTCAAGCATACGAGAATGCTGATCAAGGTGGTGGCATCATTGACACGACTGCTAACGCTTACGAAGCTCCTGGCGGACTTAAAGAAGTCTTAACGAATGCTGCAACGACACTTAACATTGAAACACCTGACAAACTTAAAGGTGCGTTACAAGAAACAGGCCGTAATGCTGTAGATCAAGGAACACAACTCTACGACATTATTAGAGGACTAATTGGTAACAATGCTTATGTTGGTCAACCACAAGGTCCATCTTCGTTTAGTGTTGACCGTCCCGGTGAACCTGCTGCACTAGCACCGCCGATTGCTTCCGGCTCTGTAGCGCAAAGTGTTGTTCCTCAAGCAGCTCCTGCAACACCTGCTGCTGTTACATCTAATCCTACTCCGGGCCTAGAACCTAATGAACCTCCGCCTATTCCATCAACGGATGCTCAAGCACAAATTGATCCTGTTGTCGTTGACGAACAGATGAAAGCCTTAGTCCTTCGTAGTAGTGACGGTGAAGTAAACGCACAAGAAGACATTCGTCTAATCTTGGAACAAGCTCCTGACATGGATGATGCAGTGTTAACATCGATGGCCGAAGCAATTCAGAAGTATATGACTCCTGAGTCGATAGAGAAGATGGGGAAACAGTTTTGAACCTTCCAGCCGCTAATGATCCATTAGAACTTGCTGACGGAACACGCATTGATCCGTTAACAGGTAAAGTGATTAAGAATGTGTTGGGCATGATTGAAGTCCCAACACATTCCGAAGCACAACGCATTGTTACGCAGACACGACGTAACGTAAACGAACTTCCCGAATTACCGGAGAAGATGAATACTATTAGCGTTATCGTTGCTTATGCACTTTTTGGTTTGACTGATAGTGACATTGCTATTGCTACTAGCCTTCCGATTGAACAAGTAAGAAACATTAAAGGTCTAGAAGCCTACGATGAGATGTACGACACAATTACCCGTGACATCATTGAAGCGGATAGTGACGATGTACGTAACAGATTTAAGCAGCACTCACGACAAGCTCAAGATAAGGTGCTTGACCTTCTTGATAGTGAGAACGAAGGAATTGTGTTACGTGCTGCGGATGGTATCCTTGATCGTGCAGGTCATCGTCCTGTTGATGTTGTTGAACATAACCACAAGATTGAAGGCGGATTGCATATCGAGATCACTAAACGCGATCCTAGTAAGGTTACTCCTTTAATCAATATAACACCATTGGAGATAGAAGATGGCGACAGTAGTTGAACTTAGTGGTAACGGTCCAGTCGGTTTCGCTACTGAATGGACTATCGCAGGAATTAACCGCACTAACGCGGGAACACCTGTTAGCGCACTTACACCAGAGTTCGTAGGTGAGCGAGTGTATGATACAACGAATGCTAAGACTTACGTAGCGTTCGGAAGTGCTATTACGCAATGGCGGGAAATTCTGCCACCCGAATAAGGATTTTTTGGCTGAAACCTGCGGTATCTGGGGAGATTACCATGATCAAGATTACGAACGAAAGCGAAGAAATCCTGTACGGAAAGGTGGATGAGAAACCTGCTGCGGCTAATGGGTTATTCGATTACATCATTATCCCAGGTGGCGAACTCTCTCTTCCTTTCGCGACGTTCTCTCGTATAGAATGGATACTTAAGGCATCTATTCATGCGGCGTAAGACAGTATACCGACTTGAAGAGGATTGCCTAGCATTCCGCTTCCACGAGTCGAGAGCTAAGGTACAAATCTTTGGTGGGGGTTATGCCAATGGCAAGACCGCTGCTATTTGTATTAAAGCTCTACGTGTTGGTGAGAGTTATCCGGGTGCGAACATATTGATGTCTCGTGCTACATACCCGAAGCTGAACGATACACTACGTAAAGAGTTCATCAAGTGGTGTCCTACTGAATGGATCAAACGTAGACCTACGAAAGATGATAACACACTCGTTCTTACTAATGGAACGATGTTTAACTTTCGTTACATTCAGCAACAAGGTAAGACAAACGAACAGACCACTTCAAACTTATTATCTGCTACTTATGATGCAATCTTTGTGGATCAGATGGAAGACCCTGAGATTACACATAAGGATTTTCTTGATTTACTCGGTCGCTTACGTGGGATGGCATTATACATTGGTGATGATCCCACTATGCCTCGTACGGGACCACGTATCTTTTGTATAACTTGTAACCCTACTGGTAATTGGGTCTTCCGTAAACTAGTTCGGCCTGTTCATCGTTACTTCAAAGGTCTGCAAGATAAAGACTTACTAATTGATCAGAACACTAACAAGCCACTGATCGAAATCTTTGAAGGTTCTACGTACGAGAATGAGAGCAACTTAGAGCCTGATTTCATTCAAACGTTAGAGACAACGTATAAGGGACAGATGAAACAACGGTTCCTGTTAGGTAAGTGGGCATCGTTTGAAGGACTTGTTTACGGAGACTTTAGTGATGATGCTCATGTCATCAAGCACCACATCATTGAGGATTACTATTGGTCCTTAATCGAAGGTGGTTACGATGTCTCAATCGTTGAAGGTTACGATCACGGATTAGCTGTCCCATCTTGTTACCTCTTAAGTTTTGTAGATCACTTCGGCAACGTCTTCTTATTGGCGGGTTACTATGAAGCTGAAAAAGGTATTGAGTGGTTGGCTAACGAAATCAAAGACAGAAGGTTGCAATACCAGATACCCATCGACGCGAAGATCAATGCCGATCCTGCTATCTTTCGTCGTACCGGGACTGATAAGAAGACGGTGGGTAAGTCTACAAGTAAGTTGTTTGCTGACGAAGGGATCACAATGGTCCGAGGCAACAATGACATTATCAATGGTATACAAAAGGTTCAAGGATACATAGCACCACAAAAATACCACCGTCATCCATTAGACGGAACGTTTCCATCTCCTTACTTATTTGTGAGTGATGAGTTAGAGTTCGTTCCTAATGAGATGAACGAGTATTACTGGAAGCGTGACACGAGTAGTGAACTTGTTGACATGCCCCAAGACCGAAACGATCATGCGATGGATACTATTAAGTATATGCTATCTACTCGTCCACTCGTTTCGACGTTATCCCCTTCTGCATTAATCCTTAAGGGATTAGTTCAGCCTACGTACATGAAGTGGCAAGAAGGTGAAGACGATAACATCGACCCACGAGTTCATCGTCATGGTGGACACGCATAAGTGAGGTAAGTTATGGCTGATGATATTCCTGTTGAAATCCAAGAAGGCATTGACAAAGCAGTTGGTGATGATCGTAACGCACCTAAGAAGCGTAAGGGAAAGTTTGAACGGTCATACAAGGTAGTTGGTGACAGTAAAATTCCTGTCTCCAAAGTCTACGGTAAGATATGGGCATCTCGTAAGGATGCAGCACTTGCTGCTATGGATGAACGATCTATCTCGTGGAAAGAGTCAATTCGTTATTACAATAATGATCAGATGGCTCACCGTAAGAGTGTTGAGGGACGTTCTGGTAACACCCAAGACACAGGTAAGCTAAACAATAAATACAGTGAGACAGAGAACATTGTGTTTGCTAACGTGTCGTCGATGGTTCCGATCCTCTACTCTAAGAACCCGACCGTAACCGTTACAGCACTTAACGAGTCATTAGAGGATCGTGCGCGCTCTGTTGAGAAACTTGTTAACGTTCTCGCTGAAATGAAAGACCCACCCGGACTTAACTTAAAGCCTAAAGCAAAGCGTTGTGTTGTTACAGCACTGCTCACTAATGCTGCTTACGCTGAAATAGGTTGGACAAGCCGTGAAAGTAGTTCCCAACAAGCTGTTGATGATCTTGCAGAATGCGCGAAAGTCCTCCAAGAAGCTAAGACGATTAAGGAAATCTCGGAGGCAGAAGGAAAGATTAAGGCGATTGAAGAGAAGATTGACGTACTAAGACCAGAAGGTCCGTTCGTTCGTGTAGTCTCTCCTCAACAGATCGCTGGTGATCCCGAAGGCGAAGAAGTCGATCATACCGATGGCAACTGGTTAATGCGTTGGGACTATCTCCCGACTAACTATCTTCGTGCGCGTTATGGTGAGAAGACTAAAGATGGTTCATGGGAACTCATCTATAAGCCTACTCACGTTCTTAAGGCCGGATCAGATGCTGAGGATCAAGATGATAGTCTTGCTAACTTCTCGTTGTTTGATGTCGATGATGATCATAAGAAGTATGGTTACGGCGATGAAGAGAGTTTCGATAAAGCACAACGTACTAAAGTCTGGTACTGTTGGGACCGCGTTACTCAACGTCTGTTCTTGTATAACGATGGTGATTGGACTTGGCCTATTTGGGTATGGGACGATCCACTAAAAATTCAGCGTTTCTTTCCCTACTTTGCACTCAGCTTCTACGTCTTCCCTGATGGTGTTATGTCATCTAAGGGAGAGGTTTCGTATTACTTAGATCAACAGGATGCGATTAACGAGATTAACGATGAGTCTCGTAGAGCAAGAGCATGGGTTAAACGTAACGTTCTCTTTGACAAAGGTGCAGGCATCTCTCGTGAAGATGTTGAAGCGTTCCTTACTGGTAGTGATGGAACTGCTCGTCCTGTTGATGTTCCCGAAGGTAAGACGATGAAGGACATCATCTTTACTGCTGCTCCACCTTCTGTGAACTATCCTCAACTGTTCGACAAAGCAGACAAGTATGCTGCTATTGATCGTATCTCTAGCGTTGATAACGTTATGAGAGGACAAGAGTTCAAGACTAACACGACTAACGATGCTGTTGCGTCTTACGGCAATGCATCTAAGGTGCGTACGGACGATAAGACTGATGCAATCGAAGAGTGGACTGCTGATGTTCTTACAGGTATTGCACAGTTATGCCTTATGTATATGAAGCCTGAACAAGTTGAAGCCCTTATTGGTCAAGAGTTCTCTGCTGGTTGGGTTAACATGTCTCGTGAGGAAATTCAAAACGGTTTCTCTATTAGTGTTGCAGGTGGTTCGACTGTTAAGCCTACTAGTCAGTCCAAGAAGAAAGAGGCACTTGAAGTTGGTCAAGTGTTAGGACAGTTTGCTAGTACGGCTCCTGGTCCTGTCATTAAAGTCTTGTTGAAAATCTTCTCACAAGCGTTCGACGAGATTGTTATGACTAAGGAGGATTGGGAAGAACTTGAACAGTCTATCTTCCAGCAACAACAAGCATCCCCTGGTGGTCCGGGTGGAGAAGGCGGTGGCGGTGGCGGTAACGAAGTCGAAGTTATGGTCCAAGAAGCCGTTGCTAAGGGTGTTCCTGAAAACGTTGCGCGTCAGCGTATTCAAGAACGTATGAGTCAACAGCCAAGTTAGGGGAGATATATAACATGGCAGATCATACAGCAGTTACACAAGATGCTATAGACGATGAAGATGTCGATCCCATCATGGAAGCCATCGAAGAAGCAATAGGAGCAACAGGCGATGAAGCTCAAATTGCGGAAGATGTCGATGGGGCAGCGGCTAAGACGGTCGAAGGTCAAGAGCCAGCCGAGCAGTCTAATGCTGCTCAAAGCACTCAAGTTGACCCTAATGCACAATCGCAAGGGCAAGATCAAGACGCTGGTGGTCCCCAAGACTTAGTTGATCATCTAGGTAACATGGTTGCGCGTGGTGGTGCAGAACGACGTATCTACGAACGTAACGCAGTTAGTCGTGCCGTTCAGCTTGAAGGTGAGAACCGTAACCTTAAGCAACAGGTCGATACGTACGAACGCGCTAACGGCATTGGGTCACAATTAGGATTGAACCCCGGCGAAGTCGCGGTAGGGGCGCAACTGATCGACGGCCTTAAGCGTAATCCAATCGAAACAGTTAAAAACCTCTTGACAGAACTACAGTCTAAGGGGCATAATATAGAAGACTTGGGCGGAGTGAATGTAGGCGCTATTACTACCGCAATCCAAGAACAGTTGCGCCCGTTAGTTGAGCGTTTCCAACAGTCTGATCATGTTACTCGCGCTAGAGCCGATGCAGAGACTACGTACAACAACTTTATGACTGCGAAGCCTGACGCACGAATTCACGAGGACTCGTTAGCCCACCTTCTACAGCAACGACAAGAAGCTGGTCAGCCTATGTCGTTAGATGAAGCGTATTTAACTCTCAGAAACTATTACTATGAGAAGAGTTTACCTTGGGACAAACCGCTTAGTGCGTTTAAGACGCCTAACACGGGTGCTGCTCCTAATGTGAATACGCCGAACCCTGCTAACCTTCCGACTGGTAGGGGCAATCCGCAAAGTGGTGGAATTGTTCCTCAAGTCGAGAACATGGCAGGTGAGAGTGATGAATGGGACGACATCATTGGTGATGTTGTCGCAAACGATCAATCTCTGTAGGAGTTTGACTAAATGACAATTGAAACTGTCCTCCATTCGACGTTGGAGCGCAGCCGAAAGAAACTCATTTTCGCTTCTATTAAGTCTAATGCTCTTGTTGCTTGGGCTTTTGCGAATAAGCGAGTTGAGTATGAAGATGGTGGTTACAACATCACCAACCCTCTTACTCTCGGTCGCAACCCTAATGTCGCTTCTTACAGTTATTATCAATCAGTTCCCGTTGCACAGA